AATCAGTTCTAGATTCTAATCCAGTAGATAATGGAGGAGAATATGAATTACCTGATAAAGATTCATAATTATCATAATATTCTAATTGAGTTTCAGTATGAAAGTTTGAATCTATAAAGAATATATTACCTGAAGGGTCATCAGTATCTTTAAATAACCAACCTTTAATAGTAAATGATGTATCAGCTGTAACTCTTGCTTTTTGATTACCTGTTACTTCTACTGGATAATTTAAATTTACATCTCCATTCCATAAAACTTCACTTCTTATTTCTTGATCTACACTTAGATTAAATTTTTCAGGAACTTTCCACGATATAACTACGTAAGGATTACAAAAAGGTACAAAGTTACTTAATATTTGGTCCATATCAGTTTGATATCTAGTTAAAACTGAAACCGATAATGAAATATTAATTGGTACAGGAGCTTTAATATGTCTGGATACTCTTTCGTCGCCTATAACTCCTTGATAATAAAACCCGTCTAACTTATTAAAAACTCTATTTTCATCTCTGCTTATATTATTTACGTTAACAGAAACTACTGGTAAGGTTAAAGTTTTATTTTCATTAACTAAATCATATAATACTCTTTGTTTAGGAGCATAAACATATCTTACATTTATTTTATCTTTTTCTTCTCTATTTCTATTGAAGCGACCTATAACAATATCATCAAACGCAGCAACAAACTGCGTTAACATATCTTTAATTTCAAAATAAAATGGTCTGGCCCTCACTTAATTATTTATCCCAAGGAAACACTAACCAGCGTGAAGTATGTAAAATATTACCAGAAATAGTGTTTTTAAAGAACTCAGTTCCTTCTCTCTGAACTAAACTAACATATAATACATTAGTATCATCAATACCATATTCAGATAAAAGAATAGATTTTACTGCAGTAAAAGTACGTCCGCTATCGTTAATATCATCAATAACTAATATTTTTGAGTCTTTACTTATATTATTAGGTTTTTGATAAACTAAAGTTTCTTTATACTTACCTTGATCTTCTCTAGTGCTAATACCTAAATTATGTAGATTAAGTATTCCCAATTTATAACTTAAAGTTGTTGCGGGAATTAAACCACCTCTACCTAAAGCAATAATAGTATCATATTTAGTAGACTTTCTTTTTAATTCATCACTTAAACAGTCAAGTAAAAAATCTACATTATCCCAAGTTAATTCTAATACATCTGCCACAATGTAATTATAGTATATAAATTTTTATAATCAAGTAATTTGTTCTATAATAGAAGTATAAAGATCAATTTTACTTTTTAGAATAGCCCCGGTCACGTTCCTATTAATTAAATCGTGTATATCTTCTTTTAATCTTTCTAATAATTTATTAGCTTGGCTACTATCAATAACACCGAAACCTTTAATTAACATTTCCTCATCACTCATACCATTAGGTACAAAAGGAGCTCCTTTTACTTTAGCTGCTGAAACTGTAGGAACACCATATCTTCTATAAGAGGGCTTACCTTGAGCTGGTGTATACTTACCATAATTTTTATCATTATTTCTTTGCTGCATATAAGCTATACCTGATTGGTTTAAGTTTTGCTCATAAAGGTTAAAAATTTTATCTTTATCACTCATTCTCAATATTATTTATAAGAAAATTTAATAAATATATATAAAATGAAAAAATCTATTAATTTCTTTCGCTCTGCTTTGGATAATTTAAATTTTGCTACTTTTCTTTTAGCAGCATTAGGAGCGTTAGCAGCTTTATGGTTAAACAATAATTATGTAACACAAGAAGTTTATACTAAAGATCAAGAAATAATAAGATTAAAAATAGAAAGTTTAGAAACAGAAACACAAACTTTACGATTTATGGCTCAAGCCAATCAAACTGAAATTAGAGAGTTATTACCTTTAGTAGAAAAAATAGAAACATTAGTTAGCAATTTTATTACTCCAAATGGCGATGTTATTATTACAGAGAGTATGAAAGAAATGGAAGTAGACATTGCCGAAATAAAGAAAGACATCGAGTATATGAAAGCTCGTTTATGGCCTCAAGATTAATTTAAAAAGTCATCAAATTTCTCTACTAACTTTTCCCATTCTTTACATTCTAGTTCATACTTATTTTTAGTATACTTTTCAGATTGCTCTTCAATATCTTCCTCACTATAATTTAGTTTCTTTTCTGGAACCTTTTCAATATGACATTGCACCCAATGCCTATATTCATGTATTAAACTCGATAGGAAATATATACGTCGCTGTTTATTAGTTTTACAGTCATTACATTTTAAAGCTATCTCTATCTCATCCTCATCCCAGAAGTACTGTGAATCTACTCCTTTAATACCTTTTACTTTTATTTCATAGAACCAATACTTTCTAGTATTTTTTAAATCATTAGTAATAAAATTCAGGAAGTTTTCTAATTTTTTCTTGCTAATATTATATCGTTTAAACTTATCTCGTATATTCTTATCGCAGTTTAACTTAATAGTAATCATATTACTTTATTATTATATCACAGTTCCCATAAAAAAGGTGTTACCGTTTCCGGAAACACCTTAATTAAAAATATTTAATTTATCTTAAACGTAACCTAAATGATGCAATCTTCTAAGTGTTGGTCCAACTGAATTGAAACCTTTAGCAGTAGAGGATAATGTAAGTGCTGTTGTTGCTGATCCTGTGTTAGTAGCTTGAATAGCTAATCTATCCCCAGTAATGACTGCAATTGGATCACTGTCCATATATCTTTCCATTACTTTTACTTCAAATCTAAGATCTCTATCTGTATCAGTAATGTATCTTGTAAATGGTCCATCCTCGCTCAATATTGGAGCTTTTCTTGTAAATAAGACCTTACCTGCAACTGCTGGTGAAAGAGCTCCTCCTGACGCATCAGTAATTGCTATTCCAGATATACCTGTAGTTTCTGTTGTTTGTTCGTCTCCTAATAAGAAGGTGGTTTCGTTGAAAAATGCTGTGTTATCTCCTAATGCCATGTAATTATTTAATCGATTAGAAGTTTAAATTGCGAAGTTTAGCTTTTTGTTCTTCTAAACTTATTGCACTTTCATCACTTTTTACTTCTTCACCGATAGAAGCAACTTGATCTATTAGCTTTTCTTTAGTTAATCTCTTATCAAGCTCAACGCCATCTTCTCTGGCTATCTTCTCTAACTCATCTTTAGAAAGAGAACTAATATGATCTTCAAGCTGTTTTACCATTTTAGACTTTAAGATTCTTCTATCAAGCTCTATATCATATTTACGACCTAAAGCCTCTAGTTCATCTTTAGATAATTTACTATATTCACTCATATTATTATTTATAAAATGTTGTTATCTTATACGTAACCTAATATTCTCAACTTACGTAAACCTTCATGCCAAACTTTACCGGTAACGTTAGTAAAGGTCCAAGTACCTTCAGCTAAAGCGGTACCATCTGCATCGCCGTGAAATAATATTGCTTTTCTATCTGATTTACGCACAACAATAAATTGTACCGTACCAGTCATAGTGTTAGTAGATGTTAAAATTCGAAAATTATTACCATCCCCAAACCCAACATCTGCAGCAGGAAATAATCCAAATGTACCTGAGCCACCAGTAGGGGCTACAGCCCATTCACTATCTATATAATAAATTTCATAAAGATGATTATATAGGTTATCATCTGTAAATAAAAATAAATTGTTATGTCCAGGTTCAGTTGTTGCCATTTCTGTCACTTCAATTTTTTTATCATAAAATTTAGTCATAATATTATTTATGCAATCGCGCAGAATTCCCCCCACCAAACAAAGCGCGGATTTGTCGCAGATGGTCTTAAATAGTTACATGTACGAATATAAAGCAGTAGTTGTTAAAGTTGTTGATGGTGATACCGTTGACGTTGATATAGATTTAGGTTTCAATGTATGGTTAAAGGAACAGCGCATACGTCTCTACGGTATAGATACCCCAGAGAGTAGAACTAGAGATAAAGTAGAGAAGGTGTTTGGGAACTTAGCTAAACAAAAAGTTTTAGAATTTTGTCCAGTAGGCTCAAATATTATACTCCAAACCAAGACCGATGATAGTAGAGGTAAGTATGGTAGGATTTTAGGGGAACTAGTTACACTAGAAGGAACTAATGTTAATACGTTCCTTATAGAGAACAATTACGGAGTTGCTTACTTTGGTAAATCTAAAGATGAGATAGCTGAGGAACAGTTAGCTAATAGGAACATTCTTATAGAGCGTAAAGAAGTTACCTTATAGAGTGTATAATAACTAGTACCCTTTTCAAGGGTGTGTTACAGGAACATTTCCTCTTTCAGAAAGGAACCTTATATAAGGAACGTTCCGCTTCCTCTTTTTACAAGGAATAAGTCTCCAAGGAACAGATTTCCTTTTTATATATATAAAAATTTTTCCCAAAAAAATTAAAGCATGGGACTTCACGTTATCGGAACCCGCGTGTATATATTGGATTATTCCCACGTTAACCGCTCTCACAAGACCGGGTTGCTGCGCAGCGGGGTACCCTTGCG